GTGGTGGTGGTGGTGGTGGTGGTTTTGGTGGTAATCTGCTTGGCTCTATTGTTGGCGGCAATTTACTTGCCCGCGGTATTATTTCGGCAACAGGTGCATTAAAAGATTTTGGAGTACAATCTTTTCAGTCATTCGGAAAATTTGAACAGTTTGGCGTTGCACTTACGACGATGTTTCACGGCAATAAAGTTGAAGCCGAACAACTATCAAATGAGCTTGTAGATTTTGCGAAGAAAACACCGTTTCAATTAGAAGAAGTACAGGCAGCAACAAGGCAATTAATCGCCTACGGAAGTACATCCGGTAGCGTAGGCAAAGAGCTTAAAATGCTTGGCGATATTTCTTCCGGAGTTGGTGCACCTATTGGGGAAATAGCATACTTATACGGTACAGCACGCACACAAGGGAGATTATTTGCAAGAGATATTTATCAATTATCAGGGCGTGGCATTCCTATTGTAGAGGCTTTAGCAAAACAGTTTAAGGTTACTAAAGACAAAGTTATGGATTTAGTTAGCGCAGGTAAAGTTGGTTTTCCTGAAATGCAAAAAGCTATGGAAGCTATGACAGCAAAGGGTGGTCAGTTTTCAGGCATGATGGATGCACAAAGCAAAACAGTGTTAGGTCAGTTTTCAAACTTACAAGATGCTTGGGGGCAATTACAAGTACATATTGGAGAAAGTCAAAAGGGTATTATAGAAAGTACAATGCAGATGGCTTCTAAGTTTGTCGGGGCTTTGGATCAAATGGTACAAACTTCAAATCATTTAGATGCTAACTTAAAAAAAGGTGCAATAAAAGAAAGTTTCTTTAAAGTGCTAAATCCTTTCGCAAACGATAATCATTTTTCAGACACTCAAATATTAGCTGATACATACGAAAAAAGAAATCAACGTTTTCAGTCAGAACACAATAACAAGGGTATGGCTGATGATATGAACTCTTTATTAGCAAAATACAATGAGAAAAAAGCATTAAGAGATCAGGGGTTAAAATCGGGCATGGCTTATTTTCCAGGATCAGGAAAATCAAAAAACGAAGAGTTGTGGGGCGATATGGTAATTCTATCTACTGCAATGGAGCATATAATGCAATATAATAATTTAAAGAAAAATCAAAAAATGCCAGATAGCAGTTCTTCTTTAAAAGAAGATGATACAACTGGGACAGGCACTACAATAGAATCAGGAACACCAAAGAACTTAATTATTAATGTTTATGGTGGCGTGGGAACGAATACAACAATTGAGAATAAAAACAATTTAAAATTATCTACTGAAGAAGTTGGTATGAAGTGGCTTGAATTAATTAACGATGCTTACACAGGAATGGTATAATGAATGAAACAAATAGAATAGTACCAGTAGCAGTTTTAGCAGGTTCAACAGCCGCTCAAATAGTCATATCTCATTCTTTACAAAATTTAAGAAGGTCATTTTTTAAAGTACCTGATAAATTAGGGATTAATGATGAAGCAGATGCTATATTAGATGGGCAAACAAGTAATTATTTATTTTCTAAACAAGTATTTGATACGGTAACTTTTTGCGGTGCAGGTGGTGGCGACTTGTCGTACTTTGATTTAACGACGCAACAAGTTGTTCCAGTTCCAAAAATGCAATTGCCAATTGCCATTATTTCAGTACGCAAAATAAACAGAATTGTAAAAAGTGATATTGCTGGAAGAAATGGAAGCGTAAAGCAATATATAGCCTTACAAGATTATGACATAACAATTAAAGGATTATTTAATACTGGAATTATAGATACTTTCCCAAAAGCAGCAATGAAACAACTGCAAGCTATTACAAGTTGTACAACTGAAGTAAAAGTACAAAGCAATTTTTTATCTTTATTTGGCATTAGTTATATTGTATTTGAAGAGTGCGAATTTAACCAAGAAGAAGATAAAGGAAGAGATGAGCAATCATTTACCCTTAATTGTGTAAGTGATACGCCATTTGTAATTAAAGTAAATAATCAAGGCGCATCGACATCTAATATAGATACGTTTAACGGTACTGTTAGTGCAGCGCCAGCCCCAACAATTGTATAATGTTTTTACCCTTACGAAAAATAACGTTTACCAGATATAATGCTGATAATAGCATTAATCAAAATTTCACTTATGATTATGTTTGTGATATAGAGATAAGTAAAAGCTATTTAACGCTAACAAATACGTGCAAAATAGTAATACCACGTAAACTTATATATCAAAGCGGTGCGCCTATAAACCCAACAAGCGAGTACAAAGATTATGTACAACTTCCTGCCTTAGGAAACGAAATAAAGCCACAAAACGGCTATGTAGTAGGTGCGGACGCTATGTTTAGACGTGGCGATTCTGTTAAAATTGAGATAGGTTTTTACCCTAATATGCAAACAAGGTTTGTCGGTTATATATCAAAAGTACATTCATCTTTACCCATAACAATTGATTGTGAAGATAGTATGTGGCTCTTAAAGCAAACAAACGTAATCTTTCCCGACCCTTCAACTTGGCAAAAGAAAGTAAAAAGCAAATCAACTGGTTCATCAACTGTTTTATTTAACCCTAATAATGTTAGTCTAAGTCAATTATTAACCGGCATGATGTCATTCGTTAAAAACCCGCCTAAATTTAAAACCGTAGATGATAATATGGATTTGGGTCATTTAATCATAAATAATGATACTGCTGCCCAAACATTACAGATTTTAAAAGATAGATACGGCTTATTCGCTTCCTTTAGAGATGATGGCGTGTTATATGTAGGTTTTGGGAATAACTACGCAAACACAGCCATTCAATCGATACAAATGGACGGTAATAATGGTATTGTTATTAATAACGATACATTACAATGGACAAACGCTCGAGATGTAATAATTAAAGTTAGAGGTAAGTCTTTAAACACAACCTCAAACTTATATACCATATATGAAGCCTATATGTTGAATAATCAATTGGTAGGTAAGTTTATAGACAATCCATCTCAAGAAGATAAAAAATTTAGCGGGGATGTTATTGAGCAAATAACCATTAATCAAAGTAAAGCTGGGCTAAGGAAATGGGTAGATAACATGCTTCCCACACTTACATATAATGGGTGGCGCGGAGATATACATACTATTGGAGAGCCAGCAGTTAGTGATGGGGATGTGATTAAATTAACAAGTAATAAAATGCCTGAAAGGAATGGCAGTTATTTGGTTAAAGCTGTAAAAATTACAGATGGTACAAACGGATATTTTCAAACAATTAGCTTAGGCATAGCCTTACAAAACCAATGATATTAGTAGGCGCAGAAATAGTTAATTTTTTAAGAAATCTTGTAAAAAAAGAGGTTAAAGGTATTATTAGAAATTCTTTGCCATGTTCGGTTATATCCGTTAGTGGCGACCCTGTTACAGGATTAATGACTTGTGATTGCAAACCCTTAGATGGTTCAGCAATTATTGAAGATGTGCAATTGTGCGCGAACTTTACTGATACTACTACTCAAGCAGGATTTTTATTAATACCAAGCGAAAATAGCATAGTAACCGTATCTTTTAAAACAAATATAGATGCCTATGTAAGTATGGTATCTTTAGTTGATGCCATATATCTAAACGGAAACGAGTATCATGGATTGGTTAAAATTCAACCGTTAATTACAAAGTTAAATAACTTAGAACATTTAGTAAATGATTTAATTACAAAATTCAACACACACACACACGTTTTAACTTTAACAAGCGGAACTGGAACGGCTGCGCCAACATTAACACAAGAGCCAAACACATTAACGCCTACACAACAAGTCGATTTGGAAAATACAACAGTAAAACATGGTGCAAGTAATTTAATATAATTAAAAAACACATTAAATTTGCGTTATGGCGAATGCACAAGACATATTATTAGGCGATGATTATGATTTATTGACCCAAAATGGCGATATGTTAACTGGTTTAAGCGATGATCAAAGCATGGCGTTATTAATAATTAGCGCCCCCGGACATTTTAAACAATATCCTTTTGCAGGTTTTAACTTAAATGGGTATAAAGGAAGCAACGCAGGATTAACAGAAATGGAATCTAACTTAATTGAGCAAGCAAGTTCTGATAATGCAGTTATTGATTATATGGAAGTAAATAGCGGCAATATAATTTATTTAAAAAGCCATAGAACGGTAGTATAATGGGTTTAAAATCATTTATAGCGCAATCGGGTCAAACAGTACAAGACTTATGCAGTATGGCTTATGGCGATAGTACATTAGTTATGCAACTATTAAAAGAAAATCCATTTTTAGATATTAATTCAAATAATTACGGAGGCAAAAAAATAAATTTTACCCCTCAAATTAATGTTGACTATTCAAAAATGCAGTTAGCAAAAAGTTTTTTTGCAACAGCTCCCCAGGCGCCATATAGAATCGGATATATATTACGAGAAGATGGTGGGTATGTTTTGCAGGAAAATAACAATAAAATTTTACTTGAAAATTAAATGAGTTTAGATTTACCAATAAGCCAATTTACACCACTTTCAAATATATCTGGAAGCGAGTTAGTGCCATGTGTTTTTGGTGGCAATGATTACATATTTACATTAAACCAGTTAAAAATTTGGATTGCAGCATCAACTTCAAATTTTAAAGTGTATGTAACAATTGGCACATCAACGGCTTATACCGTTGTTATACCAAACATTACGACATATTCAGCATTGACATTACAAGCAGTACAATTACACATTGCAAACGGAAACAATCCAACAATTAATTTTAATGGTTTAGGTCCGCTAACTATGCGTATATTTGGCAACACTAATTTAATCACAGGGTATTGCAACACTAATTTATTTGTGACAGGGGTAATTAATGGGGCTTATTTTGACATTGAAACTGTAACAAACAACATATCAACTGGATTTTAAATGAAAAAAATATTAATAACATTAGGATTAATAATTAGCTTAATAAGCAATGCACAGGTTTTGTCAGTACCAATAGGAGGGACTTATCCTACACATCCAATTATAGGAGCTTTAGAATATAGAGGGGCAAATGGTTCTACTTTTTTTGTTGACACCGTTAACGGCACTTATTATATTGGAGCAGGAAACAGAAAAGATTTGAGTTTGGCATCTAATTATAGCCGATTAAGGTTTGGAAAGTTAGGTACAATGTTATTAGAAAATAACGATGGAACGGTAATAAACTCTATATCTTTAAACGACCCTTCTTTAACTCTATCTAATACGGATGGTACTAAT